TATAATATCGGGGTTTCTCTCGCAGAAGTAGACAAACTTAAGGATACTGTCCTTGGTACTATCAAAAATATTGGATACGGCGCTGACGACTTATTACATCGTCGGTATGCGAAATTCGCTCGCCGTTTTGGGGCTTCTCCTCCTCATAAAAATCGGGTTAAGAAATTAGACCGGTCGGACGTGAGTGGAAGGTTCCTTGAGATGCGTTATGCATGGCTTCCTGCTGTGCAAGATGTCTACGAGAGCGCGAAGGCGTTCGAAGAGATATCTAGGAACCGGCGCGGTAAACGATTCACCGCCTCGGCTCATACCACGCAAGTTTTGACGAAATCTGATGGGGCTTGGTTGAAAAACTGGCCCAATAAGGTTCGTCGCGCTAACCGTAAGTACGTTATCGAACTGTACGAATCGATGAGCGCTATTCGCCAGCTGGGGCTTTATAACCCCGCGTCCATTTTATGGGAACGTATCCCGTGGTCGTTCGTCCTTGATTGGTTTATTCCGATCGGGACGTATCTGGAACTAATTGGCCAAATTCCCTCCTTAAATGGGAGGTTCCTTCGCATTGATTCTTTGCGAAGTACGGTCGTTGGTACGCCTACTGGTATCGGTTCTTCCACTGGCTCTGGAAACAAAGCTGTGGGTCCCGGTTCGGTAGACGCGAAGAATTTTTGGCTTTCTAGAACGATTCTCGGCTCTTTGACAGTTCCTCGTCCTTCTTTGAAGGTTCAGGGTGCTGTCGCCGGTCGCCGCGTTCAGAACGCCATAGCTCTTTCTCACCAATTGTTCGAGAAAGCTCTCAAAAAACGGCATTAATTTGTCGTGAGGGCAGCCCCAGTGATATAGGCGCATTAACAGTGTAACTATATTGTTGGATAATTTTCCTCTTATGTTGGAGATGATATATATGTCAGCAATGGCAAACATCCTTATTAAGGATGATGCGAATCCGCTGGTCGAGTATACGTTGGTACCAATCACGAATTCACGCCCTAAATGGCGTGCGCAAGTGGCTGGGGTTCCAGTAGACGGCCAGGTGACCGTAGAACAAGTCGCCAATATTAAATTGGCTGACGGAAACTACCGTCGGGTTCTCAAACTTGAAGTTCCCGTAATGGAAACTTTGGGCGCGAGCGGTACTTCTGCTGGTTACGTAGCCCCTCCAAAAGTGGCTTATGTGACTCCTTACACTATCACTACGGTGGTCAATCAACGGTCAACAACCGCTGATATGGCAAACGCGCTGAAGTTTGTCCTTGGTCTTCTTGGTGGAGCTTCTGCTACCACCGCGACTGGGACACTCAACGGTACGTCCGCTGCTGATGCCGTTAAAAACGGAACTGGACCGATCACTCGGTTCATGGTGTATGGTGAGGATGCAACCTAACAGTTGCTTTCTCGTTGGGCATTTAACAAATGCTAGTAGTTAGATAGATTCTTTTATAGGCAGGTTCCTTATGAAGAAGAGAGAACGTAATTTCTGGGACAGATGGATCTTTCCCCTATCAAAGGATGTGGATACCACATTCTGTACCGCGGTTGTTGCAGAACTCTCAAAAGAGGGTCCTGTGTCGAAGGAGCTTTTTGAGCTCTATTTATCTGGTGATCTACGTGGAATCGTTGAATTTCGAGTCCCTTGGGACACGGAGTTATCAGATTTTCGCGCGGCTGTCCAGATTCAAGCATTCTATAAAAAGAACCTTGATATCGACTTAGGATTTAACCCTCTTAAAGCGGGTATGGAGGCCTTTATTAAGGCCGAACTGCAATGCCAAGAGACGAATCGGTACTTTGGATCCCCCGCTCCCCTTTGGGGCGTCGCGCAAGCAATTTCGCTGGCTCGTCGTAAAATAGCTAAGGTCCTCGGTCCCGTGCCGCCTCTGAATCGGCTCAAACCCCGTCTGGGGCCGGGAGCTTCCACTTCAGTAAAACGCGCGGATGCTTGTTTTGAGAACAAGCTTACGCGTCAACTTGTGTGTTCTGAGAGTATGTATCCTGTTGTTGATTCCTTTCTGGCAGAAACGCCAGGGTGGACAAGGTACCATTCAGACGAATGGCACCGAAGTGGTTATGATGAACCTGATGGTCGTGTTATTGAAAGCACGGCCTACGGGATTAGTCTTTCCATCGACGTGGGGTCTTTACTCTTTGTTGATAAAAATGCTAAGACGCATCGCCCTATTTGCATCGAGCCCGTGTTAAACGGGTTTTGGCAGTTGGGGGTCGGCGATTATATCAAAGATCGTCTTCGCATCCATGCTAATCAAAACCTTAG